GGAACTTTTGGAATTGTGAAATACTATAGCTGGAAGTTTACCAAGGCGCTTGTATCAATCAATTTTATTTACCCCTCACGACTAATTAGGTTTCCCTAATAGTTGTCGATTCTTGTAACTTCAAGATAGTTACATTTAGCCGTGTCTTTTTCTTTTCTAGGCGTGTTGGACTCTCGTCTAGATATCTTGCTGTCTATTGTTTCAAATTGAGGACTGTTACCGTACTTTATTAAACGGGGTGTTTCGTATACCAAATACGACTTTCACAATGATGCTGTAGTTGTGATAGTATGCAAGCACACAAAATTTATAAAATGTGAGATCTAGATGTTGTTGCTTTTTATCTCTTGTACCAATCTTTGTTCCTATATCATGTTGCGATCGTAGCCATGTTTACATCAAGATACATGATTCGTGTCCAATTGTTGAAACGTCAGATAGTTGCACCAACTCTTTTTCGAACACCCAAAAATACCCGAAAGGGATTCTAGCAGTAATTGAACTGTTAGTGGCGACGTACTAATTCCTGCCGGAGTTAGACGCACACGAACCATTGAGACTAGGGTTACCCCGTCTGAACAACGGGTTAAGGTTATTTTTCTCAGTGAGGAGCGGCCGAAAGGAGGAGAGTTAACCGCTCGCGGCGACCCCGCACACAACTCCCCGTGGGACTATCATATCCTGGGACACTACGCCACGTGTCTAACTAAAAACCCTAGCTGATCAACTATGGGTTCTACGGCTGCAAACTGTAGTTTCAAACTGATTGCCGTCAATACAAACAAACAACAACAACAAGATTTCGATCTTGTACTTTCTCATCCGCATCCCTGGTGTCGCGATGAATTTGGGGCTACACTCAAGACGTGCCTCGATTGTAACATCACTCAGTGTGAGTGTTGTTTTCATGATTTACCGATCTGTGCTTTCTGTTTTTATAATGTTCCAGGAACTTATATGGGCGATGATCTCGTTGCCCCTCGATCCAGATTTCCTGAACTCTTCAATGAGGCCGATATTTCGAGCCGTCTAGCCAGTTTCGCGAGTTCATTAGAACTCAGTGATGATGGTGTTGGAGATCAATTCACTTCTGATCTTGAGTCGTTTTGTGCCGAACGTGATTCAGTTCAGCTTGAAAATGAAGAACCTGGTGAATTTTCAGACGTTCTTTCCTCGGGCAGCGTTGAGGCCCAAGGTCGTTCTGAATTAGTATTTGAAATGTTCTTTGATGAAGCGATGTGGCGCTGGCGCAATGGTTGGCGAGTTCGTGCTACCAACTGGAGTGATCAAATGATCCGTGCCGGATTTCTCATGCTCGAAGGTATGGGGTATGGTAACGCTGTGTTTGATACTTACAAATTGTATTTTGTTGAGGAAATGCACTCGTGTCTTGTCGAATGCTTAGAGTTAGAATTGGGCATGCGACCGTTCGAGTCTCCTGAGGTTGAGCGTAATTGGCGTGCTCATGATGGTCCTAGCCATCTTGAATTGATGGGCGTCATCCTCAGCAAGACAACGTTCGCTATTTTTCGTCGCTATCGCCGTTTCCGACGTATCAATCCTATACAAGGAGCTTTTACTGTTGAAGGGGACGATTTGCACGCCAATTGCGTTCGATTTCAAGAAACTCGTCGTCATAATTTCCGATTTTCCGACGTCGATGTTTTATATCCTTGGCTGCTTTGCAATGACGGTAATATTACTCGAGAGATGGAAGTCACATTTTCTGTGATTTCCATGAACTTGGATTTTGGCGGTCTCCTCCTCAATGAACCTTTATTGGAGGGACAAGGGCTGAGTATCGAGCTGCTCGATCCCAGTTTTTCTGATCGCCCTTGGGACGAGACGAAAGTCGTGGTTCGAGGTATGCTACGATTCAGTGAATTCTTGTCCCCCGCACATTATTATTCTATTATCCCTGTTTTGATTCGACACATGTTGAAGGATCCTCACAATTCTGAGATTCAGGATGTTATCGTTGAGATTTACGATTTAATGGAGCCACGGGTTGTCGCTCAAGGCGATAGCTCTGAATCTCCTCTTAATCTCGATGAACGCGCGCGTGTTCGGCGTATTTCCGAAATGGAAGTTGCGACCCGTCACATACAGCGGTTTTCAAAGTATCGAAGACCCGAACCGCAGCCTGAGTTTGACATTTATGATGAGGAAACGTACTGGAATAAAGTTGAAGGTTTCAACTTACTAAAATCCAAAGGTAGACCTCAAATTCCGAAGGGTTTGCGTGTCACTAACCAGATGTGGGAATATCATAAGCGTGTTCTCGCCGATTATGATCGCGAACGCCAGAAAATGCATTTTAACAAGATATATCCGGTGTATCTATCGAATTCTCGTCTTAAGCGCTTTGGAAAAGGACGTAGCGAAGATTTCGCTCGTAAGCTTAAGAAACAGATGTGGAAACGATTTCAACAGACGGGCTCATTGGAAGCGCAAGGTTTGTTTACTATGAAATTGGGATGCAAACGACGCGCTAAGGGCCTGTATCTACCGGAATTAGTCCTCGAAGCCAACCCCAATCAAATTGGGGCAGTAACATCACAAGCTGTAAGTTCCTTGCGTGGTCAGTCGAATGAGATTGGACGTGAGTTGGCATCTGGTGCTCTTGAGCAAGCCGAAGTCGTAGGAAATAACCTGATACAAAATGCAGCCGATACCGTCAAACGGACAATTGGCGACGTGAGCAACCAAGCCGGTTATGGTTTTGCTGACGGTATTGTGCGTCGTGTACGTGAAGAAGCCGAGCGGATGTTTGGGACAGGAAATTCCGCTATGCTCAAGGTCGTGAACACTGCTCTGACAGTTTTCTTGGTCATTACCGATCCAGATATCGAGTGGGCCTTGAAGGGAGCGATCTTGATAGAGATTTTGCAAATTGAGAACACTTTGCTTCAAACATTGCAGTCGCTTCTGTTGGCCAAGACGACGTATTCACGCTTTTCTAAGCGGCGCGTAGTCGAAGAGGTCACTGAACCAGAAGTGATCGAGGCGCAAGGATCTGAAGAGGATTCGGGCGTTGTGAATGCTCTGTTCACCGTTTTTGGTCGCCTAATCGGAGCTACGGATGCGATCAACTTGCCAGGCTCAAAAGTCGCCAAATTCCTCGTTTTATGGGGTAACGCGGCTAAAGGGCTTGAGCATCTTGTTACGTTTGTGTTGAAAGGCTTGAAGTGGGTGGTTAATTATTTTTATGAGAAGATTTACGGCGTGCCTTGGCTACCAGCTCAGAGTCTTGAATTTTATGAGAAGATAAAGAGTTGGAATGAAATCCGCATCCAATTCGAATTGAAGGAACGTCTAGGAGAGGCGACAGCTAATACCTATCGTATGTTTCTCATTCAATGGAAAGATATTTACCAGCCTCTGCACAAGGTCGTCTCCACAGTCAATGAGCCGGCGATAAAGATATATTGGGCCGATGTCGAAAGGAAAACGGCGTTGTTATACCAGCGCGCTCGCGAGAGCGTCGCACAAGTTGGCAAACGCAATCGTCCCGTTGGTGTCTTGTTTTGTGGCTCAACAGCTCAAGGCAAATCCACCATTCTTCGCTCGCTCTGTTGTTTAATCGCTGAACGTATAGGGTATCCGTACGAAAGACCCGGCGAATTGATTTATGCTCGTAATCGCAATGAGGAGTATTGGTCGGGTTATAAGGACCAGTTGTTTGTAGCGATTGATGAATTTTTGAGCGCTGATGACAAAGAAGCTACTCAGAAGGAGTGTGATGATTTATTGTCGATCGTCAATGATTTTGACTTCACGCTTAACATGGCGGCTTTGGAAGATAAAGGAAAAGTCTTCACGTCTCGGTTTGTGCTTGCCACAAGCAATATCGGAAGGACAACAACTAAGTCCGTTGACGAGATGGAACGTACATTGGAATCTTTTTCTGGACCCCAGTCAGTCACAGCGGCGATGCGTGCTCCTGAAGCTGTTTTTGGACGCTTTGGGAAGCATATTTATCGGGTCAGGATGATTAACAAAATTCCCCGCGTCAAAGGCGTCGACCCTTCTGACTTGGCATCACAGGCGATTGATGCTTGGGCATTCGATCGTTATGATTATGTCGTTGACGAATCACGCAAGGTTACTTTTCTTAAGAAAGAGACTTTAAATATGTTGCAAGTAGCTCGCCGTCTCGTTCAAGATTATGAGATGCAAGAGTCTACCTTAGCCGCAGCGTTGTGCGATCGGTCCACGCTACATGCGATTCAAGAGCGATGGGATGTCGAAGAGGAAGAGAGTGGCGCCGGTGTTGTTGCTCAAGGCTTGTGGAGTGACGCGATGAGCTATATTCGTGGTGAGTCGCGAATGAAAGCTGTTATTGATGATCGCCGCGCCCATTTCCATCGGGTCGGAGTTCGCGTACCACCCGGTACTGTTGATGCTGAGCGTGATCCGTTAACTTGGTTGTCTGCCGTTCGCCATATGCTCCTAACCGATATTGGTCCGTATCCGATGCGAGAGCACCTCGCAGGGTACAATGGTGATGTCATTGAGGTCTTGCGTGATTTATCACACCTCGTAGTTGAATCTCGTGTAGAAGGCGCCACGGCCGCTGACAATCGGGTGAGTGATGCGTATTTTTTGGGAAGTTGTATCGCGGCCTATGAGGACAAATTAGCTTACCGTCTCTTCGTCACTGGTTTGATCGACAGAATGGAAAGCGCTTTGGGGTACATTCGAACTCAAGCTGCAAATGCCCAACAAGCAGCTGGCCAAATTTTCCAACGCTTTCGCCCCGCTATAATTTTCACTGTCAGTTATTTCGCTTTTGTCGTTTTGTGGCTCAAGTTACTGCAGTGGATGTTTCCCCCTGAACCAATCAAGGTAATGATGGTTGCCGTTGAACGTCAAGGGTTCACTGGTCTATATAAGGGCAAACAAGGAGAGGACCGCAGAAATGTTACGCACTCTAGCGGTTACGTTCCTTCTGGCCATAAGGGAAGGATTGTGGGGTCAACCCCAGTTCAAGCGCAAGTGTCGACCACTCTTGACACTGATCAAGATCCAGGATTGCGGAATATTGTTAAGATTGCCGTGACGATTCCTGGAGACAAAAAGATGGGCATGTACGCCGTTTTTGTCCACAATAACGTCTTGATGATCCCTGCCCATTTTTGGAACCCCGTTTTGGTTCATGGTAAAGAGGGAGTCCAGCCCAATTATGAAGTTTGGAGTAATTCTTTGCTTGAGATGAGCGGATCTTTTGGGCGGTTTGAATGTTCACTCAACGAGATCGATCCACGAACGCTCTGGATCAGTGACGAACAAGACGTTTCGTTTATTGATCTTAGTTCTTTGAAAGCGGCGCACACGCGTGATTGGCATTTTAACACGCCGCCATCTCTACGACGTTACTTTGTGACCGAACCTGATTTAGTCCATTCGCTGAATCATGTTGGTGGTGCTGCGATTCTGAAACCCTCTGATGATTGGTCTACGATGAATAAGTTGACAGCCACGGCGCATATGTTGAGAAACGTTGGCAAAGTCGATTTTCATTACAAGGTTGGAGACGCGATTTATGCCCCTCCGATGTTGGAAGTTCACGGATTAGAGACTCTTCAAGGGGAGTGTGGCTTGCCTTATGTGGCTACGACAGGACCTCGGCGTTTTATTGGGTTTCACGTGGCTCGCGTTACAGGGGTGAGTAAGACGTTCGGGAGTGTCATTACTCGTCAGTTGCTTGACACCGCATTGACCGAGCTCGGATCGATTGAAGGTGATATAACTGGACAAGCTGTAGAAATTGTTAGTCAAGGTGCGCTCATGGTTCGTGACATAGTGAGTTTGTGGCCTGAGCGCATTCGAGTCATAGGAGAGGTGCCTTCAGCCGGCGGTGGTGGAGGTTCGAAATTGATACAAACTCGTTTGCACCCCGATCAGTGCCCTGAAAGTTTGAGCCGCCTGGGACCGTCGACAATGGCGCCAGCACGCTTAACGCGGTTCATAAATGATGACGGGGAGATGGTGTCGCCTATGGAGCGAGCGGTGCGTACTTTTGAACCACGTCCAAGTAATTTGACGATAGAGGAAGTCATGCGTGCAGCAGACGGTATTCATTTGCAGTTTCCCCCTATGCGCGAGAGAGGCGTTAGACCAATGGTGCTGAACATCCAGCAAGCGATTGTTGGAGTGCCGTACAATCGGTACATTCGGAGCGTTGAAATGCGAACGTCGTGTGGCTACACGTATAATACCAAGTATAAGAACTTTGGTGATCCGGCTCGAAAAGGCAAGCTCCGCTTTTTCGAAATTGAGGAACATCCAGAAGGGAATCGCGCGATCTTCATTCGTGACTCTAACGGGTTTAGTCCCTTTCTCCATGAATATGGAAAGCTTTGCGCCCGCTACTTACAAGGTCTACCGGGCAACATCCCTAACGTGGGGACTTTGAAAGATGAGAAGCGGAAACTCAAAAAGGTTGAGGCAGGTGATTCCCGTTTGTTCTCAGTTAGTGAGATGCATGCGCAGATTTTGATGAAACAAATATTTGCGTCGTTGATGGCAGCAGTTGCTGCAGCACATGATACAAGCGAGCCAAAGGTTGGTACTAATCCGTACTCCCATGACTGGGACAACTTGTATTATTATTTCCGCACGTTTGAGAGACTGTTCGCGGGAGATTATAAGTGGTTCGATAAGTCTCATCAGGAGTACATGATGATGGGCTGTTTTGCCATTTTTCGCGCTTGGTTTGAGACCTATGGTATTCATGATGAGTTTTTCATGGAATCGTTGCATGCTGTTCTTGTTGAGATGGAAGCTTACGCTCAAACTCATTTACCAGCGAATTGGGAAGATTTGCGTGGTTCTGACGTCGAAGTTTTGTGGCGTATATTGAAGGCGATCTTTTATGATTCGTGTTATTGCATACACGTTTTGTTCGGATTGTTAGTTATGATCATCGGCGCCTTGCCGTCGGGACATGCATTGACTACACTCATCAATTGCCTCATCAATATGATGATATTTCGCATCAATTTTTACCGTCAATATCCGTCCGGATATCGGTTTGAAGACCACGCCCGTCTTGGTGTGGTTGGCGATGACAATGGAGTCAGTGTCGATCCTAAACTCAATGCTTTCAATTGCGTAACGATGGCCGCCACATGCGCTGACATTGGGTACGTTTATACCGACTATGCTAAGGAACTCGTCGCTCGAGCTTTCCATGATATTCACGAAATTGAATTCAACAAGCGCAAATTCGTTCCACGAGGGGATAAAATCTATGCGCCTTTGAACTGGGAAACGCTCCGTGAGATTCTGTATTGGCGGCATAAGAGCCTGCCCGAAGAGATAGCTCTTGGCGAGACACTGAGATCGTTCTTTATCGAGCTTTATCAGTATCCGAAGGAAGAGTACGATCGCATTCGCAACGACGTGATCGTGCTTTTACAGAAACAATATCCGTTGCATATAACTACTCTGATGGAAAGCATTCCTACTTATTACAAGGTAGCCTCAGAGTTAGAGTTGAATGCTTACGCTCCACGAATGTGGGGCACGCGTCCGTATATCCCATGTCTCCGGGACGTGGTAGGAGGGGAAACCCAACAGGAGTCGCCTACCGCGAATTTGGACGTTGAAAAGGTGGAGGCCCATACGGTAGTAGCTCAAGGCCATTACTCTCGTATTATTCAAGGTCTTATGCAATCTGAAGAAACTATTCATGAAACTGTTGCCTTTGTTGATGATGCTCCCGTACAAACGGTTGAATCGATCATCACTCCAACCTCTCTGAGAGACTTGGATCCATTTCCTAAGCAGGACATGCGACAAATTTTATCGCGCATGTACCAGCTTGATACTTTTGCTTGGTCGTCGGCTGACGCCGCCGGTACAGTTAAAGCTTGTTATCGCTTCCCTGAAGCATTGTTCACCGAAACAAACGTATGGCAGAAGTTACTGCGTTTTGATTTGTTGCGTGGTGGTGTTCGCGTTGTTCTTCGGATTAACGCAACTAAGTTCCATTACGGAACGTTGCTCATATCGTGGTTGCCTTATTATGACCCTACCAATATGTCTGCAGGTGGGGTTTCTGGTGAATTTACCTCAAAGTTCGGTGATTTGTATTCGCAAGGGCAAAATCCAAGCGTCATCATGTCAGCGGCGTCTAGCGCTTCGGTCGAGTTTGTTATTCCCGGTCGCAGACCACACCCTTGGGTTCATATCGACCGTTACAAATCTGGATTGTTGAATATGGGGTGTATGGGTTGCGTCGTTATTCGTGTCTTGACACCTTTAGGACTCGTTTCGTCCGTGACGACCCCTACTGTGGATGTTACGATGTTCGCTGCTTTCGAAGATCCTGAGGTTGCCGGCATGCAGAATGAGAATCGAACAGCCTATACCGCTACCGTAAATGTTGCGGGTTCAGTAATCGCACAAGGCAAGACGACTGCTGAGGCACGTGAAAAGAGCTCTGAACATCTCATCTCTGGTACTGCGTTGAGCGTCGGTAAGTTTCTTGGTGGTGTGTCACAATGGCCAGTCGTTGGAGGAGCCGCTGGTGCTGCCGGAAAGGTGTTTACGTTTCTTGGAGCTGGCGCGCGGAGTATTGGGTTGGATAAGCCGACGACTGTTGAGTCAGCTACCATCACCACGCCTCGTATTGGTCAAGATTTGGCGCAAGCTCGTGGGTTGGACAGCTCAATGCGGCTGTGTCTCGATCCCGAGAATCGAATTTCTGCGGATCCGACTCTCATCAAGAGTGCTGACGACGAAACAAGTATTCGCGGGTTCTCTCGCCGCCTATTTCTCCTTGACACTACCTCTTTCGATGGGTCCTCTGCCGTTGGCACTCGTGTTTGTAACATACCCGTTACTCCGCAATTGTGCCACGCTTATGTATCGTCGGGTGCGTACAAAGTTCGGCCCACTCCTCCGGCTCTGGTTGGGTCTTGCTGTCGTAACTGGCGCGGGAGCATGAAATATTGTATCCGTTTTGTTTGTTCATCATACACAACGTGTCGTGTGCGGATCGGTTTCCATCCCGACCCAGCCAACACGCCTACCACGTTGACGTCAGGAACGGCGGATTTTCCAAATGTGGTTTACGACATTAATGGTGACACCACGGTGTGCTTCACCATTCCGTATTTAGGACCCGCCCTTTGGAAACATGCCAATTATCTTATCCCGTATGCGAGTGGTACCACTTTCGCCACAGTGCCGGATTCATTCGCGAACGGTATGGTGACGGTTTCAATTGTCAACCCCGTGCGTACATCGGAAAATACGAACGACTCGACGGTGTATATGATTGTTATGCAGACCGTTGGCGAAGATATGCAGTTTGCTGCTCCCGCTGCTCCTGTCAATTTTGGTGCGTTGGTTGGCGATGTCGTTGCCCAAGGGCGTGAGGAACCTGCAGGGCCCGACACTTTGATTAACGTTGGAATCTTCCCCGGCATTGTCCCCGTATCTTTCAGTGGCGATAGTGGGATTTGCATGGGGGAAATTATTGACGACGTACGTGATTTGTTGAAGCGATACTGCTACGTCAAGGATCTAACGATCACTGCAGCGCAGTGGAATCAAGCTTCTGATGCTGGTGGGGCACTGTATAGTCCTATCACGAACACGCTTGACACGAGTTCGGTCATTGGTCTTATCGCCTCATGCTATATGTTCGTCCGCGGATCATATAGAAATAAGTTTATCGCGGACTCTGGCGAAGTGATTTCCGCTACATTGGGAAACTCGCAAGATGGGTTTACATTTTACAACACTCCGAACTTTACGTACCGGATGGGTTGGCCTGGAAGCGGTGTTGCGCGTAAGAGTTTTGGGGGTGAGTTATCGGTTGAAGTGCCGTACTATACTCCCTGGATATGTGAAATTCCAAAAGTTTGCACTTCAGGGGCCAGCGCTGGCAATTATATGGGACAGCGCTATGTGATCGTGGGAGCACCCACAACTAACGCGGTTGTACATTGTTTCGAATCATTCGGTGATGATGTCGATTTAGGGACGCTCAGTGCTCCCCCCGCGGTTTGGCTCGCCTCCGCTGCTCTCCCGAATCAAACTCCGGGAGCGTACCCATATTAAGTAGGAAGTAACATCCTTGGCTTCGGCCTAAAAAGTAGCCTTTTGATTAAGGATATATACATATATAATTGACATAATGTGTAATATTTCTA